CTATGAGGAACTGTAGTCTTAGTAGCTGTCTTGTTAGAAGTGAAGTGAACATCTTGAACATCACGATGTACATTTACTTTAGCACCAGTTTCATCTTTGAAAGAAGTTTTTTCACCATGTTTCAAATTTCTGATTGCTTCTTGATGTTCTGGATGTAAAGGATATGAATGGCTGGCTCCATGATGAACAGTCATCATTTTACCCCAGCTATGTTTCTCAGATTTGACTGATGCTTCTTGAATTGGCTGAACTTGTTCAGCTGTAAAAAATTTAAATGATTTCACTTTGGTTACCTTTAATTTTTGTGTTCCAATATCTGACACTGGACTGCCAGCCGTTTCTATTTTATCTGTACCTGATGGTTGCAGAGTTCCTTCACTAACAGACTTTTTCTTTATAGCATGTGCTAGTTCTTCATGGTCTGCTGCTTTATCCAAATGACGATCACCAGCACTACTTCTACCCTTCGAATCATGCCAATCAGCCAATGATCCATGATAGTCTGCCATGTGCATATGGTGAGAGAACATATCCTTATTGCGTTGGGCTTTGTCTGCTAATGCAAGATGTTTATCAGCGTCTTCGAATGATTCTTCTAATTCAAGTTCTTCATGCATCGCTGGACGATAATATTTACTAAATTTCTTAAAGTCTTTTTTAATGTGTTCATGATCATCTTCATGTCCAACTAGATGGCGACCATGTGCAGAATCAAGATAATGCTTTACAGTTTTGTCATCACTATCAGTTAAACTTTTAACATGAGCATGAATCTTTTCATATGCCTCATCACCATTATGTGTTGTTTGGTGTTGGCCATGATAACCATATCCTGGATTACCAGTCTTCACTTCGTCTAACTTCATACCAGCCATCATGTCTTTAAACTTCTTCAATTGTTTTACACGATCAGCTTGTTGATCGAGAGTTTCTTCTTTGACTTGATTATGTTTCTTTAGATCATTGTCAAACTGTTTGTTTGTTGCTTTGTTTATGCCTTTAAAACGCTTGTCGCCCTTGGCATAGTTACCAGAAGCATCTGCTGCTTTAGCAGAAGCACCTGCAGCTTTTTTATATCTTGCTAATAGATCTGTGGATAGTTCATCGATCTGTTCAACTTCTTCTTTAATATGACGATGCGTGAAGTGAACTTTAGTCTTACCACCATGTTCTTTTTCGACATGAGCTGAAACACCAGATGAATGATGAACTGGATCACTCTTTGATGTCATCTCTTCACGATTGTGATGCATGTCAAACTCATTTGGTTTTGAATCGTAACCAGAAGTCTTTTTGTAACCCATCTTTTGTAGATGTTTAAAGACTGCTTGGTGATCTGAATCTGTTTCAACATGCTTCATATTATGAATTGCTTTATTATCACGTTTGTATGTGCTTTGTTTTGCAGATGAAGATTTAACACCTTTAGAGAAATCAGAGATATGTTTGTTTAACTCAGAAACAGACTCTTCTAGCTCTTCTTTAACTTCAGAACTAATTGCATTTTTAGACTTACCATAAATCTTACTTCTCTTTAAAGAAGATGCAACTAATTCTTGTTCATTTGCTGCTAGTTTCTCTCCACGTCTATGACGAGAAATAAGTTTAGTTAGATAACTGTCTTCCATAAGTTCTTTGTATGTTTTAAGTTCTTCTTTAATACCCATACCTTTACGCACATCATTGTACATAGCATCTTTATGTTCTGGTTTCATTGATGAAGGAGTTCCTTTATGAAACTCTGCTTTATTACCAGATGCTGCATGCTCACGCATTTTACTTGCCGACATTCCTTCAGTACCTTCGGCATCTGGATCTCTCTCACCAGAAGAATGTACTGTTATCTTTTTAAAATTGTAATGACCATGACCAGAATCTTGACCATTATACTTATGTAGTAGATCATGCATATCTTTATGACGATCAGAACCAGCAACTACATGCAGGTGTGTCACACCCTGTTTGTGTAACTCTGCAGCATGATGTAAGATAGTTGGTTTTTCTTTGCTAGAAGAAGATACATTAGTTCCTGGAAATGCATTCTTTGCATGATTAACTTTTTGATCTGCTGAAAGAGGATTCTTTTTAGCATCTTGACTGTGAGAAACAATTAAAGAATGACCAGCACCATGTTCTTTGGCAACATCATGCATCTTTTTAACAACAGCTTCATGACCAGAAGTTACTGGATTCATGCGACCGAATACCATGGCATGGTGCTTTTCAGACCCATGGCCACCCGCATCTTTGGCTTCTTTAAATGTAATCATTTTTTGTATACTTTTAATAGGTTGGCTTTACTAAACTCTTTACGATTAACTAATTTAGTTGGCTCTTCTTTTCCATTGTGCTCATGATTAATAACAAATCCTTCTGGATCTGTTTTGTTATCACCAATGTGATGATCTAATCCACCAGTATGAGTATTTAAACTTTTAACTAATGTATCTTTTGCTTTTGCCAAGTGACTATGCATATTCAATAGATTATCGTAGTGAGACTTATTCTTTTCGATATGCGCTACTTGTGCAGCACCTTCGCCTGTATGTTTTGCCTTTGCAGCATCAGACTTAACACCAGCTGCTTTCTTTTCGTAGTGAGCAGTAACATGGGCTTGTAAACCTTCAGCAGTTGGAACTGTATCTGTTTTAACTGTATGATTAATGTAAGAAGCCAAATGACCAGAATCACCACTATGAGCAGGATGAACAGCATCATACATCTTGTGACCATGAGTATCATGAATTTCTTTGGCAGCAGCCATGTGTTTGTGAAATTGGTCTTGCGCTTCTTTAGGGTAATCTACTTTAGAAGTATCATGATTAGCAGTCTTAAGATGCACGTCTTTATGATCACCGAAGTTATGATTATCAGGATGTGGAGTTACATGCATTGATTCTAAAGATTTCTTATCAGCACCTTCTTTGTGTTCATACTTTTGATGAACAGCAACACCGAATTTAGATTCAGCTGCTTTCTTTGCTTCATCGCCTTTAGCAGTATAAGAGATTGTATTTGGAGTAAACTTAGCAGTGCCTGCTTTTTTATCATGTTCAACATCACCCTCAGAATGCATGATGTCACCTTGGTAAACACCTTTCTTTGGTGTCACTTTTGGTAGATGTTGTAGTGCTGCTTTTAGTTTAGTGGCTAGACCTGGAGCATGACCATGATTCTTATCGATGTCAGCTTCTGTATGATTAATCTTTGGATCTTTATTGAAAGCACCTTTTGTTCCAACAAAGAATTTACCATTACTTGGGTGATGTCCAAAAACAACTGAAGGTGAACCATCAAACTTCATCGTTAATTTACTACTATTATTTCCAGCCTTTGTGTGCTCATGAGCAGACATTAATGCACCATGTGCATGCTCAAAACCTTCATGCCCATGCATCAATGGACGATCCTCAGCATGAGTAATGTGCTTTAGTTTATCACCAGCATCTGAGCCATGGCCAAGTGCATCTTTTTCTTCTTTTAAATATGTTAAAAATGATTTCATTAGCAGTTCCACTTTCTTAGTGCGAGTGCCTTACGAGTAGGCTCGCCATTTGGTTTCTTCATTGCGCCTTCCATGCCACCCATTCTAGCACAGAAAGACTTACGACGATTAGCTGCTTTGCTACCAGCTTTTAATTCTGATGGAGGTGTTGTCACGGGTGCTTGTAAATTAGCACCCTTGGCATTGTATGCATCACGACCTTTTTGAGTCAAACCACCAGTGGAAGATTTATGACCTTTGGCATCAACTGCAGCTTCGAAAAGTTCTTCATCAGAAACTTCCTCAAACTTTTCCCAAACCATTTCTGGATCTAAGTTATGTTGAGTAGCGAGATCACTTACCATCTCTTCAATAAGGTCAAATTGTGCTTCAACATCTTCTTTCATCTCAGAGTACAAATAGTCAGCTGCAGTCTGAATATAATCAGTTGCAAGAGTAATCTTAGATTGAACCCACTCTGGCAAATCAGTGTCTGGCTTTAGTAGATCTTTAATCATATCAGCACAACGTGTTAGCGTTGCCAATTGATTTAGTGCCATGTCACCTTCGTAACCATACTCTTTATTATCTTTTGCTTCATTCGTTTGCGATGCTTTCAATGCTGCTGCAGTTGGAGCACCTTCGCTTCCAGGCTTGCGCATCTTTTCGCCAGAACCAGCTTTAATTCGTTTTTGTTTGGCATGGATGTTGTCCCACAATCCACGCTGGCTTTCTTTGATACATGAATCAGCAGAGCATGGTTTAGTTCCTGGAACTCTTTTATATCCAGTCCAGCAGGTGCATCCTGATTTCTTTGCTTCTTCTATTAGCTGTTTAAATGAAAACATTTTTTATCCTATTTTCTTAGCAGAAGCACGTAAGAACCATGCATGCTTCTGGTGTGTATCTATTCTATCCGCAATAAAATTACAAATACCTTGTTGTTTGTCTGCATTTGCAATAGTGAACACTTTATTTAGGCTAGCCAAGACTTCCTCATTTGCTTTAATAAGACTAGCCAGAATATCAGAAAGAAGTTCTACTCTGGTAGTCTCTTCCTGTAATGTTTTATACTTAAACAGGTCATCTAAACTGACTGGAGCATAATCATCTAACTTACGTAGCAGTTCACCAATTGGATCTACTGAGTTATAAACATCAGTATACAGATCTCCAAAGAATTCATGGAATTGAGTGAACTCTATACCCTCAATGTTCCAATGAAATTGATGAGCCTTATAGTACATCACTGTTGTATTTGCCAACAGGACTTTGATTGCTGTTTTTAATTCATCCATTTTTTATGTGTTC